TGGCGTGATCTTGTGGGTTTGTTTGGCTGTCTATTTTTGGAGAGCGTTATGACAAGTGTGTTAGAAAACATCGCGCTCATCGTGTTGCTCATGCTGTTAGGTATGGGTGCAACGTGGGCTGTGCTCACAGGTTTAATTTATTTTTTTGAGGTGACTGACAATGACTAAAGACGAAATGATCACGCTACTGCGTAGCGTAGGTGTGAACGAGACCACCATCACAGGCATGGAGAACGCCTTTGATATAGGCGTGGAGGTGGAGCGCGAACGCGTTGCAAACATCTTGACGTATTGGTGCGACCGCCGCAAGAGTATTGAAGGAGACTTGATAGACATATTGCAGGACGTACAGAAAGGTGCGGAGTACCCTTGACATGGCCCTTTCCACCACACCCACCGATACCTTGGACTCCACAGCAGGAACGGGAGTACCAAGCGAAGCAACGACAACAACTACCGGAGAGTCCAATATGATCAACGCCTTTCACCCCGACTACATGAAGACGTACTACCCCGACTTCATGAAAGACTTCCGCACGATTGCCGCCAACCAAGAGGAGCGCAAGATCAATGAGCCACGCAAGGTAATCCGAAAGCCGCGTGCATCTGTGAAGATACCCAAGCAGGAGCACATACGCAGTAAGTCAAACCAAAGCATGACGATGGCCGAGGTCAAGGCAGAGATACTCAAGCGGACAAACTTTTATACTTACAGTAAAGCAGGAGCACCGAAATGAACGAAGAAGCACAATCAAAGCAAGAGCAGGGTGATCCTATTGGATACATCAGTGAACCTGTGGCTAAGTTGTTAGTCGAAAAGAAACAAGCACATGGTCAGATAAGAAGCTATCAATTATTTACACATGATGTTGCTCTCTACACCACACCACCAAAGCAAGAGCAGGGTGAGCTTGCGGCAACCGAGCGCCAAGTTGAAATACTTACGGATGAGTTGGCAAATTGTCAACGAGCGTTGGAAAAGCAAGAGCAGGCCGAGCCTGTGGCGTATGGGATGCGTGACACCATGATTGGAAACGGTAATCGCATGATGTACGTTCGTTTGGATAAAGGTCAAGACGGTTGCACAGTGCCTCTTTATGAGCACCCACAACCAAAGCAAGAGCAGGGTGAGCCTGTGGCGTGGGGCATGGAAGGCAAAGACGGTTTTATCTTTGATGTGATTTGCCCTGCCGAACATGAGCGTGAAGAAGGTGGTTATACAACGCCTCTCTACACCACACCACAACCAGTAGGCTTTGCAGTAATGCAGAAACCTTGGGTTGGGCTGACGGATGAGGATTACCCAGAAGTTCGCAAAGATGACCCAATGATATTTGTTGCATTTAAGGCTGGCGCTCGTTGGGCTGCTAGAAAACTCAAGGAGAAGAACACATGACCAACGAATTACCAGAAGATACCAAGTGCAAGCATTGTGATACAGGGTGTAAGTTTTGTGATGCACGGTTCATGTGGCAGACGCCTTATGCTTGGTTCCACTACAAAGACTTCACACTGATTTACCACGATGTATGGGAAGAATTGATTGAGGGGACAGACGATTGGGTTCCTTTGTATCTTGAGCAACAACGCACATGGGTTGGGCTGACGGATGATGATTTGATTGAATGCGAGCGACTGGCTGACATTCGTCATCGCAAACACATGGGGTCTATCCGAGGACAGCAACTTTCATCAGCAGACCAATTCTTGTGGCATTACGCCAGAGCAATTGAATCCAAACTCAAAGAGAAGAACATATGATTAAATGGGAAAAACCTTGTTACAAGTGCCTTTCACACTATTGTGATTTATCTTGTAAAGAATCACAACCAAAGCAAAAGCAGTGCATGACTTGCAAAGGAAAATTGTGCATTGGTGAAGGGTCAAAAGATGACCCAATTCGCAGTTGCCCAAGTTGCGATTCAAAAGCACAACCAAAGCGTGAATGGGTAGAACTGACGGATGAGGAGATTGCTGACGAGTTTTACAAATTTGAATCTGCTGGCGCATGGTATCAATTTACCCGAGCCATTGAAGCCAAACTCAAGGAGAAGAACACATGAGCTGCAAAAAACCATGCGATATGTGCCCGTGCAAGCCTACAACACCAGAGTGGCATAGGCATTTGTTGCGTAATATGTTTGAAGCAGTCGTTAAGTCAGGCGGATTTCCGTGTCACGACAAACATCCAGACGCGCACGTATTGCATCCCCATGCGCTTGGTGCAGATGGAAATTTTCACACACCAGACTGTGCTGGGTACAAATTATGGGGGCTACAACCAGAGGTAAAAGTCAGACTCAAGGAGAAGAACACATGAACGAAGACCTAAATAAACTGCTGGCCAACGCTGGCTATGACAGCATCAAAGAGTTCGCCAAGGCTGTGCGTAACGAGACCTTGCTTGAAGTGGCGCAAGAAATTCAGCGCTTCGAGTTTGCGTTTGGTCAGGACACAGTGGATAGTTTTGCAACATTTGTAAGGAGCATGAAGAAATGACACACGAAGCAGGCAAGGGCGACAAGCAACGCCCAACAAATCATGAGGCGTTTGCTAAAAACTTTGAGGCAATCTTTGGGGGCAAGCCCAAGGTGAACTACGAAATCATTACGTGCCAACGCTGTGGGCAATCCATGCGGGTGAATACGTTCGACGAGTACTCGGGCCTCCATACCTGCACTCCACAACACGTTACCAAATGAGTCTTGAGTTAGTTAGGACTCACTACACCGTCACCCGTGGTGGCGGCAAGCATCGCACATCGAACGGTATGGTCATCTACTGTAAGGTGTGCGATGTATATTTCACAGACAAACAAAAAGCACGAGAGCATCGTCATGAAAAAGAGAAGCAAGTACAAACCGAAGGGCGTGCGCGTTAACGCGCTGACCTATGTGCTCGATGGATTGAAACCGTTTAGCACATCCGAGCACAGCACCACGCTACGCATCAAGAACCACGCGGCGATGGATGCACTACGCAGAGGTGACGCAACTGTTGCAGACCTTGACATCTTGATCGCAGCATTTAATATGTGCGAGGCATACACGATGCTTCGCCCCGAGTTGGGTGCTGATTGGAAAGATGAGATCAACGCTGGCTTAGACGCCCTCCATGCCGTTGGTCGGCGCGGTATTGAGTCCAAGCGATTCATCCTCAAGGCAGACGAACTTGTCGCCATGAACACAGTGCTCGAGATACATGATGCACAGCTAGACAACACCACTGTGCAGGACATGGAGCGTGCGATGGACATCGTGACCAAAGAGTACCGCGCTAAACGTATGCGCCCAATTAAACAGAAGGAGATAGCATGAAAGCAGATGACATCCAAGCAGGTGGCACACACTACAAGGACATGGGCGTTCAGCCGTGGACTGTGATGGAGGCGCTACTCACACCAGAAGAATTCCGTGGTTACCTCAAAGGTAACCTCATCAAGTACGCCATGCGTCAAGGCAAGAAAGATTCGCCTGACGCAGACAAGTGGCACCACTACAAACTGAAATTAAAAGAACTGACAGGCTGAGGTATTTCATGAAGCAACGTGTGCAAGCCTTGTAGATGCGAACACATTTTGTTGGTGGTGTGGGCCTCGGCCACAAGGATTGTCCCCACATCATCCGCTCTCAACGCAACGAGGGGGTGCGTAATCTACTATCCCCCTCACTTTTAAACCCGAGAACCACAAGGAGAAGATCATGAGTTTTGGAAAAGCCCCAATCAAAGGCGAAGGTCAAATCGTTAGCGAGTACAAAGAGCTAAGCGACAAAGAAAAGCTACGCGAAGCACAAGAGTACATCAAGCGTTTGAAAAAGACTGTCGACAGCTTAGAAGATGATGCGATGCGTTACCGCCGCATGCGTCAGCTAGAAATTGTCATCATGGCAGAAGATGGCGCGAAGTATTTGAAAGGCAAAGAGCTGGACGACTACATCGACACGTTGCCAGCAAGAGGACCAATCAGCCGCGCTGAGTTCATGAAAGATTCGCTGGCTGAGTTGACCAAAGTGTTTGACGAGGAGTACACACGATACAAGAAAGAGGTTATCAATGACAAAGCCTGACTGGAAAACCAAACCACATGAGCGTATGCGCATGACGTTGCAACAAGAGAACGAGCAACTCAAGAAGCGCATCGAGGTGTTGGTGCATGAGCGTGACAAGTATCTGAAAACAGCTCAGTACCTCCGCAGTGAGCACGAAAAGGCGGCGCAGGACAGAGAGCGTTACACAGTTCTGCGCGAGAAAGACGTGATGGTTCTTGACGGCGAGCCTAAGTACCTCAAGGGGGAAGACCTCGACAAGTACTGCGACGAAGAGAACAAAAAAGTGTGGGGCGTGAGTTTGCCAAGCATGGTGGGCTATCTTCAACAGATAGCCAAGGCGCAACAAACTTCCGCACAAATCAAACCAACCAAACTACTCGTGCAACCGCAGTTCGCGGAAGCCGCAAAGAAAATACTAGAGGCAAACAACTATGGCAATGACACCTGAGGCGGCGGTTAAAAAACGCATCCGCAAAATACTTGACGTTACTAAAACTTACTACGCTATGCCGATTGGAACGGGCTATGGAAGCAGCGGAGTACCTGACTTCTTAGCGTGCCATGACGGACACTTTGTTGGCATCGAAGCGAAAGCTGGCAAAGGCAAGACCACAGCGCTACAGGAAGACAACCTGCAACGCATTAGGGACAGCGGCGGAAGCACGCTGGTTATCAACGAGACCAACATACATGAGTTGGAAACTTTTTTAGGAGCGAAGAATGACAAGACGAACATTTGAACAGACCAAAGAATCTTTGGAGTTCATGGAACAAGTGGACCAGCTAAGTCAACAACAACGAGATCACCTGCGCATCGTGGTGAAGAAAATCATCCAGTGCTACCTCGACCCCAAGCATCACGCAGTCGTTGTCGTGGGTAGTGATGACAGCGAGACAGCTTCGCTGTTGACGATCAACGCTGACGAGATGGAGGCGGCGCTCACATTGGGCAAGCTCGACGGCATGTTCAAAGAGCTAAACATGGAGGGCGCACCGCCCAAGGAGATGATGAATTGAATACAGCAGAACTAGCGCGTTCCTTAGACCACACGACAGTAGAAGGCTTAGCGGAAGCAATCATGATTGCGATCACTGGTTTGAAAGACCGAGAAGGCAAGTACGTTCGTGTGCACATTGGTGAAAACTTTGAGGACCACATCGAGTTCTCTATACAAATAGCAGAAACCCTGCTTGGAAAGAAGCGAACAACATGAGCGCACCATTTAAACAAATCGTAACCATCGACTTCGAGACGCGCTGGGACAGCAAAGAGTACACGCTATCGAAGATGACAACAGAGGAGTATGTTCGTGACCCAAGATTCAAAGCGTTCGGTGCATGCGTGCACGTCTACGGCAGTGACGGCATCATCCAGTGGTACAACCATGAAGAACTTCCACGTATTTTTGCTACGTTTGACTGGTCTACTACTGCTGTTCTCGCTCACAATGCACAATTCGATGTATCCATCCTCAGTTGGGTCTACGGAGTACGGCCTTGCTTTATTCTGGACAGCCTTAGTATGGCTCGTGCCCTGCGCGGGGTGGAGGTGGGCAACTCACTTGCCAAGCTCGCAGAAGTCTTCGGGCTCCCAGCGAAGGGCAAGGCCGTGTACTCCACCGATGGCGTCGCGGAGCTTAGTCCGATCATGGAGAAAGAACTCGCGGATTACTGTCAACACGACGTATTTCTTTGCGAACAAATCTTTGGCAAGCTCTACATTGGTTACGAACCGACGACGGACACGATAAGGGGCAAGTACCCAACCAAAGAACTTCAGCTCATCGACATGACGCTGAAGATGTACACCGAGCCCGTGCTCGAACTTGATGGTGAGATGTTACAAGGAGCACTACATGACGAGAAGACGAAACGTGAAGCCTTACTGGGTAAGCTCGGCGTCGAAGAAGCTGCACTCGCGTCGAACGCACAGTTCGCGAAAGTTCTTGAATCTCTTGGCACACCTGCGCCGTATAAGAAAAGCAAAACCACTGGCAAGCCAGCTCTTGCGCTCGCAAAGAATGATGCGCTATTCCAACAACTCCTCAACGGGTCTAACGAGGACGTCGCCCTACTCTGCGAGGCGCGGCTTAAAGTTAAGTCAACAACTGAACGCACACGAGCTCAACGTTTTCTTGACATCTCCAGACGTGGCCCGTTGCCTGTTCCCCTCTCGTACTACGGCGCTCTCTCGGGTCGGTGGACTGCGAGCAAAGGCTCGGCCATCAACATGCAAAACCTCAAGCGAGGTTCGTTCTTACGCAAAGCAATTATGGCGCCCGAGGGCTATGAACTTGTCGTCGGTGACTTGTCGCAGATTGAGCCGCGAGTCCTCGCTTGGTTGGCAGACTACGAAGACATGCTGGACATCTTCCGGTCGGGCGGTGACCCTTACGCTGCGTTCGGCGCTCAGATGTTCAACATACCCGGACTTACTAAAGAATCTCACCCTGACCTGCGGCAGTCTGCGAAAAGCGCGTTGCTCGGCTGCGGATACGGTCTCGGGTGGGCGTCGTTTGCGGCACAACTATTGGTGGGCTTCCTCGGTGCACCGCCCCAAAGATACGATAAGGCTTTCGCGAAAAAGCTCGGCGTTACGAAAGACTACGTAGCCAACTTTCTGGATTGGAAAGACAACGTCGAGAAGATGTTGGAAATCCCCCACACCTGCACCGATGACGAGTTACTGACGCACTGCGTGGCGGCTAAGAAGATCATCGACATCTACCGCAGTACGGCGTACCCCGTGGTGGGCTTCTGGGAAATGTGTTCCTCGTTGTTGGTAAGTTCTTTGTACGAAGGGCATGAGCATACGTACAAGTGCATCACCTTCAAGAAAGAAGAAATTGTCTTGCCAAGTGGTATGAGTTTGCGGTATCCTAACCTCAGACAAGTAAAGGAAAAAGACGCTGACGGTAATCGCACTGGCCCCCTGCAATGGGTGTACGGTGAGGATGAGACTAAGCTCTACGCGGGAAAGATAACGAACAACATCGTGCAAGGTGTTGCTCGGATAGTTATGACGGATGGTATGTTGCGGGTTGCAAAACGCTACCCAGTGAAGGGCACGGTGCACGACGAGTTGATCGCTGTTGCACCGGAGGCAGAAGCCGCTGAAGCTAAGACTTGGGTCTTGGCGCAGATGACTATGGAGCCGCGCTATATGCCCAACATACCTTTGGATGCCGATGGTGGTCACCACAAGCGGTATGGGTTAGCGAAGAACTGACGGAGGTGCTATGAAGAACTACACGCGTTGCAAAGATATGAACGTGGTTGTGGCTCGGCTCGTCAAGCAAGGGTGGGTGTATACGGCTGGTCCACATGGTCGCCTCACGCACCCAAGCGGCAAGTACCTCACGTTCAGTATGTCGCCAAGCGACAAGTACGCGTTCAGGCAACTGGAGCGCGATGTTAGAAGATTGTTACAACAACTAGGAGAAGCAGCATGAAGATACCTAAAGAGATCACAGTCGGCAAGAAGACGTACAAGATTACGCGACCACAAACAATTCAAGACCCATCGGCCTATGGCCGCACATACTTCGACGAGAACCGCATCGAGCTGGCGCTGTACGACAACCGTGGCAACACCTATGCGCCCGAGGAAGTTGACGATACGTTCTGGCATGAGCTTGTGCACTGCATCTTGTACGACATGGGCCACGACCTGTGCGAGAACGAGCGTTTCGTCACTGCCTTTGCACACCGACTCACCGATGCCGTTAACTCTGCAAAACTTTAAGCCCCATGAAAAAACAACCAGCTTGGTCACACTCCTCCCTCAAAGATTTTGAGGGCTGCGCTCGGCGCTATCACGAAGTCAAGGTCTTGAAGAACTACCCGTTCACCGAGACCGATGCGACACGCTACGGCACACAGGTTCATGAGAGCTTGGAGTTGTACGTTCGTGATGGCAAGCCTATCCCACCAGAGCACGCGCAGTTCAAAGACGTGGTGGACAAGTTGATCGCCAAGCCCGGACGCAAGCTCGCTGAGTTTGAGATGGCGCTGACTGTTGACCTGAAGCCTACCGAGTGGCGTGCCAAGGATGTATGGGTGCGCGGCATTGCCGACTTGCTGATCGTGGATGACGACAACCTGACAGCGTGGGTGGTGGACTACAAGACAGGCAACAACAAGTATCCTGACCGTGAGCAGTTGATGCTCATGTCTATCATGGTGTTCATCTACTTCCCGCACATCCGCAAGGTCAACTCAGCGTTGCTGTTTTTGGTCAAGAATGATATGGTTCGTATGCAGATGATGCGTGAGCAAGCCGATGCAATCTGGTGGAAGTATCGTGAGCGCACAGCCCGACTCGAAGCCAGCTTTACCAACAACGTATGGAATCCTAATCAGTCAGGACTTTGCAAAGCACATTGTCCCGTGATAACATGCGAGTTCAACGGGAAACACAGATGAGACTTGCTACAAATCTATTAGGACAACGTTTTGGGCGTTTGCGGGTGCTTGCCCGTGCAGAGAACAGCAAACATGGTGCTGCCCGATGGGTGGTTGCGTGCGACTGCGGTGTTGACAAAACTGTGCGCACCGACCAGCTCACCAAAGGCGGCACCGTTAGTTGCGGGTGCTATGCAAAAGAAGCACTGCGTGCAAGAATGACCACGCACGGTCGCACAAACACCTTTGAGTTCGGGGTGTGGACAGCGATGCGGAAACGTTGTACCTACGAAAAGCACCCGCGCTACCACCGCTACGGCGGTCGTGGTATCACTGTGTGTAAGCGTTGGGATAAGTTCGAAAACTTTTTAGCGGACATGGGGGAGTGCCCGTTCGATAGAGGCTCAATCGAGCGCATCAACAACAACAAAGGTTACATGCCGAGCAACTGTAAATGGCTCCCTAAAAGCGAGCAGTCAAAAAACCGAAATTTTTAAGGAACCACTATGCCTTACAAAAACAAAGAAGACCGACCCTCTTACCCAGCGTATGACCAGAAGCCCGAGGTCAAGAAGAAACGCGCTGCCCGCAACCAAGCCCGCGCCATCATGGAGCGCGAAGGAAAAGTACACAAAGGAGATGGCAAAGATGTTGACCACAAGACTGCTCTCAGCAAAGGCGGAAAGACAGTACGTTCTAACCTGCGAGTCAAATCAGCCAGTGCGAATCGTAGCTATGCACGTAACCCAGACCACACCATCAAGGGAAAGTGACGTGGGTACGCACGTCTACACGACGACCAACACGATGCCCTCCAACATGTTTCACAACGCAACGGGGGCATCCGTACGACCAGCGCCAGCAGAGCCTAATCGGTGGCCAGAAGTAAAAACCAACATGATCGAGATCAATGAGCACTCCGCTTTCAAAGCGCCCATCTCTGTGCTTATTGATCTTTGGGTAACACGTTTTGGTAACGAGTGGGTTGACCTAGAAACGATTGAGGAAGATGAGTTCTTTCTAATCGCCTACAAACGCTTGAGACAGATGGCGCAGATAGAAATGCACTACCTAACAGATCGAGCGCGATACGTTTGCAGAAAACCAGAATGAATAACAGGAGAAGCAGATGAGTTTATTGAACAACATATTTGGGGCAGGCGCACAGCAAGCGCTTGTTGGTACGTCACTTGAAGACCGTGTGCTGGACCATCGAGCACAACAGTACAGCAACGCGCTCGGGCAGTCGATGGCGCAGACAAAGCAAGCGGTAGCGCAGGGCATCATGGCGTCTCAACAGTTACCCTTCAACCCGAACGAAATCGAGGCTTACAAGATACCGCTTTCGAATCTTGTCACGCTGTGGCAAGCAAAGTTTGGAGATACGTGGGTGCAGAAGTTTGACGAGGACTTTTGGGCAGATGCGATGTTTCGTTTGAAAGTTGCTGGCAAGTTAGAAGAAGCAAAGCATACGTGGTACCGCATCAAGGAGGACGCATGAGCACTATGAAAATAAAAATGAAAGACCGCTACTCGATGGGTTGGTCAGACGCAAGAGGGATATTTGGCAACAACAACGACGTTAACCCGTTAAAGACTGGGATGAACTTGGGACGCAAAACAAATCTCGAAGATGTACCAACAGATGTGCTGCGTAATTTGTGGCTTGCTAAATTTGGTGGGCGTGCTGTAACGATGAACGACATGCACAACCATCGCTTCGATGACATCGCAGATGTGGGACAAGAACTGGCAAACAGAAACCTGATTCGTTTAGAAACACTTGAACGCCCAGACATCATGGAGCGCAACAACTACTACATACTGGAAAAAGAAGATGGAAATAATTGAAGACAAGGCGTTGCTGTTACGCACACGCAACCCGCACAAGTACAGCATCATCCCCAAGCACAAGGTGGTGTCTGAAAAGAACGGCATCTATGAAGTTGCTGTGTACTGGGGCTTAGATGAGTGTCGTGTGTTGAAGAACCTCGGCGTGAAGAATGTGCCGATGCCCATTACACGGCGCTACGACTGGCCGGGCCGCTTCAAACCTATGGCTCACCAGATTGAGACTGCGGCCTTCCTCACGGCACACCGCCGTGCGTTTTGTTTCAACGACCCCGGCACAGGCAAGACGCTCTCTGCGTTGTGGGCGGCTGACTACTTGATGAAACGTGGTGAAGTTCGCCGTGTGTTGATTCTGTGCCCCCTCTCGATCATGCACAGCGCGTGGATGGGGGACATCGGTAGCAGCATCATCCATCGCTCAGCAGTTGTGGCCCACCATGCGCAGTCAACACGGCGTATTGAAATGATTCAGCAGAACTACGAGATCGTCATCGCCAACTACGATGGCCTCAACTTGATTGCAGATGAGATCAACGCCAACGGCAAGTTCGACCTCGTGATTGTTGACGAAGCAAACGCATACAAGAACCCATCGACTCGTCGTTGGAAAGCGCTGTCGTCAATCATCAAGCCTGAAACATACCTGTGGATGATGACGGGCACACCTGCTTCGCAGTCTCCTGTGGATGCGTATGGCTTGGCTCGCTTGGTGAACCCTACTGGCGTGCCTAAGTTCCAAACTGCATGGCGCGACAAGGTGATGAACAAGATAACGATGTTCAAGTGGGCGGCGAAGCCCGATGCACGCGACAAAGTATTCGAGGCGCTTCAACCAGCAATTCGTTTCTCCAAAGCACAGTGCCTCGACTTGCCGCCAGTTATCACGGTGACGCGTGAGGTGCCCATGACACCCCAGCAGAACAAGTACTACAAGATGCTCAAGGAGCAGATGTTGGTGCGCACGGCGGGTGAGACGATCAGCGCGGTGAACGCTGGTGTGGCGGTGAACAAGCTGTTGCAAATCTCCTGCGGTGCGGCGTACACCGATGACAAGGAGGTTGTTGAGTTTGATGCGGCACCACGTCTCGGCGTACTCAATGAGGTGCTCG